TTTACATAGTTGTAAACGGCATTTGTTCCATAAGGATTATAGCCGTATAAATCTCCAATATATGCAGTAGATTCCGGATTTATTGATGCACTAAATGTACTTCCATTTTGATCAACAGCATTTGTAAATGCAGATTGATCTGTTGTGAATGAACCTGACAATGCAATAACAAAACTACCACTATTGTTTGATGATACTATTGTTTTTTCAAACAAAGATGTTGCATCAGGTGTTGTTACAACAAATGTTGGATGTAAAAATGAAATAAGTGATTTACCCCAAGAACCAGTAGCAACTATTGCAACTGGATGTTTAAGAGAGTAACCACCAGATCCAAGAACACGAACTATTGTTGCACTACCCGCATTGTTAAGATAGTTTTTCGCTGTATATGGTAAGTATGATTGTTCATATGTATTACCGAAATGAGTAACAAAATCACCAAAACTATTCACCAATGTAGGCACAAAAGCCGGTCCTTTAAGCGTTGGTCCAAGTAGAGCAGCACCAATGTTTCCAATTCCTTGTGGGAGGAACGAAAGATCCATTTCATTGGTAAACACTCCAGGACTTACAATTCTTTCATTAGCCACTTATTATCTCCATAAAATTATAGAATGAATCAAATTCTTCATATAAATATAAAGCAAAAAAATCAAAATTATGATTTAGATGCAATAAATTTACCAGAATCTAGATCTAAAACACCATCGCCATATTTTTCATTTAGTGTTTTTACCAAGTCGCTTTCTTTTGTTTGTAACTCAGTATATTCATTAAACAAGCGTTCTCTTAAATTTTTCATTTGATCTAATCTTTTATTCAACAAATGTAATTCTATTTCCACTTGTCCAATTTGTGCAGTAGTTCTTGCATAACCGGATTGTAATGATTTGACAGTATCAATATCTTCCTGTTCAAATTCCTTTTCAACAACTGTGTTTTCAGCATTCTCTGCCATATAAAACCTCACTTAAAATTGTAAAATATAACTCATATAAATATGCTTGTAAAATCTCTAAATGTGTTTTTAATCAGTTTCATCTATTTCAAATGTATAAACATCTGCAGATCTAGATAGTGATATATCCACCATTTGAGCAACCCGGCGTCTAAATTCAGCAAGTGAATCAGATCCATCATCGTTACCATTTCCGAATCTACCCCTATCTGCACCAGCTTGACCTGCACCTCTCAATCTAGCATTCAAATCATTAGTAGTTCCATAGTAATTTACATTATCTGGATTCATCATCGAGTTAATGTCACCGAACATTTCAGAAACAAATCTTATTTTATTAGCACTAATAACTCGTTTTGTTGTTGTATCTGCACCAACATCCTTTGGTATCAAATATCCATGAACAGTTAATTGAAAAGAAGAACGAACTACGCGGTCTTGACCAGTTGTGTTGTTGTCCTCAATAGTCATTGAATCCATATATGTTGAGAACTTATAGTAATTCTTATCACCAAATGCCTGGCCATTGAAATGAACAAATTGTTCAAGAATATGGTTTAACTGATTTTGATATTCACACCAAACTATAAAATCATAAGTAACATCAACAAAATCGGGCATAGGAGTTAGATAATACTCATACGATGGTTTTCTTTCGTATTGAGTAGTAAATTTGTCATATGGAGTCATTCTATTGTATCTATGTTGCATAACATAGTAAAGTTGTTTTGTTGATGCAACTTTGTTTCTACGCATTTCTGGCTTTATAGAAACTGCAGATCTTCTGAATGTTATCAATGGTATTATCGTTTTGCCTTTCTTATCTTTTAAGAAACCGTCTTTTTGTATTGATGCCCATTTTTCGGAATTTGCATAAATAACAGGAACAACAATAGATTCACCGTTATCTTCTACACGAAGCATCATTTTTTGATCAATAAACGACTTAACAGAAAAATCTATATCGTAAAGTGTAATCGAAACACTACGAGTTTTATCTTTATCTCTACGAGTTTGCAATGACCGCCCTTTACCTAAATCTTGTCTTTGATTTTGTTCTGATCGAACATCGTCAATAAAAGAATCACGAGTTCTTCTTATTGGCGGTTTTCTATATTTTGCAGAATTAAACATTATATGTTACTCGGAATATCATTGTGATCTGTTGTTATTGCCGGTCTAAATTCTTCGATGTGTATTCTTGAACGTCTTGTTAAGTGAGATGTTGCAACTATGGAAACATTGTGCCCCCATCTTTCAGTAGCAAAAGAATAATCTGGATTTTTACCACCGAAAAACTGATTTTCTTGAACACCATCTATTTCCCACCATTCTCCATTGTATTCTACAACGTCACCAACTTCGATGAAAATTTCAACATCTTTCAAAAATTCTCGTATAAATGCAAATGTAGCAGCTTGTTGGAAATCTTGACCAAATTCAGTTCCCTCATAAGTTTGTGCTTGATAATCTATCAATGCGGGTATTTTAACAGGACTATGATATACTTTTTTATCCGATTCGTTATACAAATTTGTTTTTGTATTTTCAATGGAAAGTTTATAGACAGCAACTTCTGTATCTATTATATCAGCTATCAGTTCCATATTAAATCTGTGAACAAGTCCGGCATCTCTTTGTCCGTGAAATAATGGCATTTTATTATCCTATGTAAATTGCTAAAGGTGTTCCGTTTAGACTAGCAGCAAGTGCCTCTGTTTCCAATCTTTTTGCCTCTAATAATTTTGATCGGGTCATTGTATCTAACATGGTTCTTAATTGATCAACCAATGTCTGTTTTTCTGTTCCAGCTGCACTCAATAAATCAGATGCATTCAACGTTGTTTCACCGTTTGGAATAGGTATACTTCCGTATTTACCTCTGACATAACCTAGCATTTCTTTTGTCAATGCAAGTCCGAATGAATATATCCAACTTTTACCAACCGAATTTATTTGTGAATATGTCATAAAATCATAAGGAGCATTTGACATATCTGAAACTTGTCCGTTTGGATATTTTAGTGGATTACTCCTTTCTTCTTTTACAATATATTCAATCCATAGTTTGTAATCCTTTGTTGGAACTGGAAATATACGAAGTTCATTGTTTATCAGTTCAAATGTAAATGCAGATTTACGCATCATGTCATTAAATTCAATCGCTTGAACACGAAGTAAATCGGCATACATCGGCATCAACATAAATGATACACCGGTAGAATATGCACCAAATCCAAATGTATCAAGCATTGCCTGATTACCTAAATATGGATCATAAAATCTCATTGAAGCTGGTGGAGAATAATGATGAACTCTTTTTATCTCAATGGAGCCGGTTGGAGTTTTTACATTACGAATCAATGCATCTAAATTGTATTTCTGTTGTCCTGTTTTTATGTCAATAGATGATGAATAAAAAGCAACGTTTCCATTTGTAAAAGTTTCACTACCATATTCTGTTGCAAGTTGTATCATACCACCCATATTGGTAGATATATTTCTTTGTGTAACATTTGAATCAGTTGATGAACCCATTAAACTTAAAAGATTTTGTTGTATGTTAAATTGATTAACGTGATATGAATACTCATAAACTGCTTCTTCAAAACAAGTATAAAAATTAACATCTTGTAATTCTACATCCACAAGTGGATAACCCAATCTTTTAGCACACCAATCAGCAAAAGGATCGGCTTCTGTTTGAAAATCAACATCATTATCAAATGTTCCAAACGGTGTGCTTCCAGTTGTAAAACTTGAACTACCAGGCCAAATAGGAATTTCGGTCATTTATCTCTCGGATTTTGTTTCTTCAAAATACTTTAATATATCATCAACAATAGGATGACGGTGATTTGTTTTTAATTCATAAACCCCCAATCCTTGTATCTTATCTTTCATATTGAATAAATATGGAAGACCGGAATCTTTTTTCTGTTTCAAATCTATCTGTGATATATCACCAGTTAGCATCATCTTTGAATTGATACCTAAACGAGATAATATCATTTCCATCTGTGCCTTTGTTACATTCTGCGATTCATCAACAATAACACAGGCATTTACAAATGTTCTACCACGAAGAAATGAAATAGGAGCAATTTCTATTTTATCTTCAACCATTAACTTTTCAATTTTTTCTTTATGATACAGTTGAAACATATTCGCCTGTATAGGAGACAACCAAGGATCCATTTTTTCTTTTATATTACCAGGAAGAAATCCCAAATCTTCGTTAGACACAGTTGGTCTTGTAATTATTATTTTTTCAACTTCGCGATAAAAAAAACATTCAAGAGCAATTTGTGTTGCTAACAATGTTTTTCCCGAACCAGCTTTACCAACAAATACCGAAATATCATCACGAAGAGCATCGGCTTTTATTCTCTTTTGTTCTTCGTTCAATGTTAATTGAAACTGTATTTTATTTTTTATAGTTTTTCTTCCTTTTTTTATTCCCGATGTATTTAGACTCGAACTTTCTTCTTCACTCAACAAATGTTCTCTATTATCTGTTT